CCAACCAACCCTAATGCTGGATATGTAATCTTATATTCCTTTGGATATATAGCTGTTGTCTGTGCTATCTTTTGGTAATCATTAAAATCTAACATTGCATATCTCTCCTTTAACCATTTAACTGCTGACCGTTCTAAGTTGTTCTTCATGCTTAACCTTTCTTAGTGTCTCAAAGTAGGCCTTGTTATAACCACGTTCCCACTCTCTAGATTGCATAGAGTTTTCTTTGTATGGGTTAGTATACTTTGCTCCTCTATAAAAAGCATCATAACCTCTACGCCACTGTATCTTTAGTGGTGCATCATGTTTAGTTAGTCCTCTACGCATGTTACTTCTCCCTGTTAATTCGGTTGATCAAGTTCTGTAATCGCCATATTATAACAATCAGACCTGACAACAAAGTTATTGTCACCATCTTTATCGCCTTTCTTTTTAAACACAGCATTATCAAAGTACTCTGTCTTGTCCTTACTACCTAAGAACCATGCAGTACTGAGATCTTTCTTAACACGTACAAAGGCGTACATGTCACACTTCTGTTTAGTATTTAACTTAGCTACAGAACATTCGTAGTGATTCAGTGGAGGTACACTTGTCTGCTTTGTCTTTACGTCTACTGTCTTACCATTGTCAAGCATGATGTCATAGTCGTAAGTGTTAAGCCACTTACCTCCCATCACTTTCAGAGCTACCTGCTCCCCTATGAAACCTGCTAGTGTACCTCCACCATTCAAGATGGACTGATGTAACAAGCCCATCTCTAACATCTTGTGCCTAGCTTCTACTACCATATCGTCTGTTATATCTAGTGCAATCATGTTCTGTACTCCTTATGTAGTTAAGTCAACAACTTCACACACCCCTGCTGAACAGGCTAGTTCCCTGCCTCCTGATGTGCCATCTTCCTTTTCATAGTCGGATAGCTTACTCCAATCTATTCTACTTGGCATACGCTTAACCATCTCCATGCATTTAGCCTTGTCTACCTCTTCATAAGGAGCTTGTGGGTATATATGATCGCTGTATGGTAAGAAGCTAATACCAGATACATCATCAAAGTTTTTATACACCCATGCTCCTACCTCCATCCATTCACTATCACGTACCGATATTGTAACAGATGGTTTGTGTTCACACCAGTGTGTTTGATAGGTTAGCCATAAATCTAATTGCTCTGTAGCTGTCATGTCATTACGTGTAACAGCACCCATTGGTGCAACAGTAGGAAAGCTAAAGACTGTAGTGTCCAGTGGGTTATCTTTTTCTGGTTCGTTAGGTATACCCTGATCAATCATAAACTAAGTCATAGGGTCTTTGTTATCAGCACGTACTGTCCTGATGTAGTATGGGCTATGCCTTGCATGAATGCCACTGGCACTGTCTACTAACTGTGACACAGTACCTGATGGCTTAACACAGGTAATAGCTACTGACATGTTAATGCCTATTGCTTCTGCTATCTCCCTATTAGTATCAACAGCTACCTGCTTTAGCTCCTCTAGCATATCGGGAAGACTGAGGCTTTGCTGTGTACCATTCAGCAATGGACAGTCCATGATACCAGTAAGAGATACACCCAATAGTCTTTCTTCTTCTGTGTTAGTCTTCCATATTTTACGTAGGTATTTAAAATCTGTAAGTGTAGATTGTAATGTACCTAATATAGTAGCTAACTTTACTTTCTCTTTAAGTGTCTTAAGTGTATCTGTATTACGTGCTACTACCTCTGATAAATTACAGAACTGAAATGGTCTTAGTATAATCTCAGAGCATGGATTACAACCAAAGGCATGATCACCATCCCTTCTACCATTTTTAGCTACCTGTTTATTAGCAGCTTGTCTGTTAAATATACCACGCTCCCCAGAATAACTTTCGTACAATGATGTCCACTCTCTAATAAAAGTTCCTATGTTGGGCTTACGCTCATAGGCTACGCTATTGTTGGCTAGTGTTCTTTGTGGGTTATGAATATACCACTCTCCTGATTTAGCGTGACGCATATCACCATCGTCAATGTCTGACAGGCTAATCAATGCACTACGTCTTACACCACCTACTACTACTACGTCACCTACTTTACACATAATGTCATGGCATTCTAGTGGTGTTAACTTACGACCTACTGCACCTTTAAACTTCTCAATGCAGAAGTTGAATAGTTTTTCTAGTGGCCCTGCTCCAGATGCCCTACCTCCAAACGTCTTTAATCTAGCACCAGCAGGACGTACCTCACTGACATCCCATGTAGGTATCTGACCAGAGTATAGCATAGCAATTAGTTCTTTGAGAGACTTAGCCCACCCGATACGAGAGTCTCTTACTTTAATTACTGTGTCAGAATTAAACAGTTGTTCATTAACAGTGGGCAGTTTCTCTACATAATCTTTTTCAACAGAGAAACCAACACCTGTGCCACACATAAGTACATACATGCATTCATCAAAGGCTCTTGGTGTATCTACTGTCAGGTATGAACAGTTATAGCTAGGCACGTGACACACATCGAGTGGTGCACCTGCTGTCATCAATGCTCTCATACTAGGCATAACATTCAAGTCCTGTACTGCATCTATTAGTTTCTTATGGGTATCATCTGGCATCATGTAACCATACTTATCTTTCACATAGTTCTCAAGGTAGTTGAAGTATCTTTCAACTGTCTCAAGCCAACCCTCACGCCTTTGATCTTCTTCCTTCCACCTAGCATAACGCGATAGTGCAATAAAGTTTTGGTAATCGGAACTTAAATAATTATTTGTACGCATAGCTATCTCTCCATATTTATTTTCAATGATGACACTTCTAGCCCACCTACATCATGGATGTATTCACGTAGAGCGTCATCTATTTCAGACGCGACATCTCCATCAGAAGGTACATGGTACTCTTCTTTGTTTATGTCTAAGGTTAAAAATACTTTTAGTTTCATATCTTCTCAGTCTCTTCTATTAGTTTATTAAGATACCACCTTGCTTTCTTAAGATCTTCAATAGGTTTATTCTTGTATTCATATCTCCATAGATATTTTATTACCGTACCTTGTAGGTAGTACTTGTATCCTACGTCAGTAGCTGCACCTATTGCGTCAATACATTCTATACCACTTTTGTTGTAGTGTGGTGGGCTATTTACCATGTCAGTAAAAGGCAGTTCAGGTTCAGTTATGGTAATTGTTTCGTCTCCTAGTGTCAGTGTTTGCATTACGCTGATCCTTTCGTTGTCGTATTAAAAGATAGGTGTATTACATTACCATCTACACTTGTTACCTGTGCAGTTACAGGTTCGGTAGTAGGTGTCTTTGGTAACGTGTCATTGTCATAGTCTGTTACATAGTTACTTATGTCTGTTCGTAGTACATCGTCATACTCCATCATGGGTACAGATGCACATATCATTTTAGTCAAATGCATTAGCTTTGTAAAGTCTTCTCCTGTTAATTTATGTTTGTCATCCCACATAATACATATATCTACATCACCATTCCATGTATCATCTACTATATGAGGACGCAATCGTATTGCAAAATCATTAGGATCAAACTCAGGATCTATATCGTCTGTCATGCAATCCTCCTTTTCGTACCTGTAAAAGATATAAACTTACTATGCTTATTCTTTCCTTTTTCTTTAAGCCATTCTTCAGGTACAACCCTAGTACCATACCGAAAGTTATATTTGATACACCACTCTGCATATGTACTCTTGGCTCCCTTGCGTAACTTTCTCCTACTGTTCTCAAAGATAAAGCGTATGTCTAACTTAGGATGCTGTCTCTGTATAGCTAGATGCTTACGCCTATCAGCAGCAGTGAACATACCTTTAGACTCTATAATTATACCATTGTCTAATATAAAGTCAGGAGTATAGGTACGGTAGGCTAGATCTTCCCACTCTATCTTAAGACTTTCATAGGAAAACTTTACCTTTAAAGCCTTAAGTTCATCAGCGAGTTTCTTCTCTAAGCCTGACCTGTACCCATACTTTCTCGCATGAGAGAACCTTGCATAGTTCATCACGTGCTAGTACGCTCTGCCATTCCAGAATGAAAATGCACCAGAGCCTAGTTGATTAATACCATAGCCTAGAGTTTTTAACTCTTGACGTATTGTAGAATCAATATCTTTTCTAGCTTCTAATGCCACACGTAAAGAAGCAGTACGCTTCTCTTTGTACTCGCGTTTCATTTCAGATAGTTGTGCTTCAGCTTCTCTAATTGCATTCTCTAATTCTGTTACGTCTGTGTCCATTCTTCTAGCCCCTTTCTATTTTCGTTTTTACCATATGCCTCGTAGTGATGCTTCCCATCCCGAAACTGTCCATTATCTACAGCCTCTTTAACATCTGGGTTAGCATTAAGATAGTCCACTTCAGGAAAATCTTTCATACTGTACTCTCCTTCTCTATGTGCACGTAAGAAACTATCTTAGGTTCCTTTGCCCGTGACTTTAATGCTGGCAGTTCTTTCATCTCAGGCCAACAGGTCTTGCGGAAAGAACACCAGCCACACTCACTACCTAGTATTTTATTTCCTGTCAGCTTACCATTAAAGGTTTCGTCTACTGCATCAAAACAACGCTTGAACTCATTCTTATTGACAGTCTTCACTGTCTTGTTAATATGATACATTTCTTCCATCATGTCAAGTCCATTAGCAGGTACATATTTAAAGCTACCATTTGCTTTATTAACTACCCACCAACCACCAGCTTTAAGACCTGATGCCTTGGCATATCCTGCAAGTTGTCCCACATAACCAAACGAGTCATGTGCTTTTAATGTAGCATAGTCTTTAAACTTATTTCTATATGACCAATCGGATGCAGACTTTATATCATCTACAGCACCATCAATCTCTATATCATAAGTACCTTTAATCTTAGTGTCTTGATCAGGTAAGTCTAGTTCTACTGTGTCTGCATCACCATACTCTACCTTCGCTTCTGTTAGTAGCCCTTTAAATATTGCTTCTACTATATCTCCTAGCATCATGTTCATTACAAAGTTACTGGGTAGGGGCAACGCTTTATCTGGTTGGTTCTTTTGAAACCAGAGTTGGCAAGAGGGTCTACCTATATTAGACATCCTCAAGCCAAACTTCCCACGTTTATTTCCCCCACCAAACTGACGAGCTAGTGCGTCCATGACATCCTTACCAATACGTTGTATAGTATCTTCAGATAACACAGCCTTACCATTGGCTGCATCTGTCATGTACTGCGCTAGTGCCAGTTCAGCAGGATGATTCATTACGCTACTGCCGA